GAATCGGCGTAGCGTGTAGCGCGTTCGATTGAGCGAGCGCGAGCAGTCTCTTCCTTGATTCCGCTTCGAACTAAACGAGCAAACTCTTTTTTCTCAAAGTTTGTAACTGCCTCAGCCCATCTAGGATGAAGCCCGACAACATTTTTAATTCTTCGCGCTGTTGCTCTGTAATCTAATTGCTCATTGAAAGCATCAATGATGGCTCGACGGATTGAATCTCGGGTCATGGCGTCAATCGATGTCACCAATTCAGCCGCCCGTCTTTGAGCAAAGGCTAGAGAGTTTGGATTTGTCTTATTGAAAGACATAGTGAATTCGACTTTAGGTGGCTTAGGTTGCGCCCACATAGGAAGTTTGGTGAACTCCATGTTAGCCATCGCAGGTTTGTTATCTATCTTTACCTTGGAAGGTAAGAAGGCTGGTAATGCTAGTTTGGGTGCGATGCTTTGAATCTGTTCAATAGCCTGTTTACCGCCAAGGTCAATGGAGGTTAAAAGGGTTTCTTGAATCTTTTTTTGGTTAGCAATCGTGATTGATTGTAATAGGCGTTCCAAAGTTTCAGGATTCATATTGCGAATAAGGCTCTCTAGTTGCCTCATTGAAATCTTATCCGTGGCTCGCTGGATAGATTCGTACAAAGTGCGAGCAAGGGCTATCTCTTGAGGTGTTAGAGGGACTCGCTTTTCTCGCGCCTTAGCAAAATGAATTGCCATCTCTAACCAACTTCAGGAAGTTTCGGAGCCTCCGTCGGTGGAGCAGGTGGTAATTCTTCCTCGCCCGATGTTGCTGGCTCTTCAGGCATTGGAGGAACTCCAGCGCCTTCAGGCATAGGAGGCATACCAAAATTCTGTCCATCATGTTCAGCAGGTGGTAGACCAGCCAAGTCGCGTAGATACTCTTCAAGTTTAGGGTCAGGAACGATTGCGCCTGTTTGTACCAAGTTGCCTACGAATCCAGCAATCTCGTTCAAATCAACATGGCTTACTTCGCCATAAGTTATGTAAGGCGCACGGGATACATCCATGCCATTGAGTTTCATAAGGCGAGGAATTGCGTGTTGGTTCATAACCTCAGCGATATTCTTCGCAATCGAATCAACTGCCATTGACCACAAATCCATCTTGGAAGTTCCGAGGGCATAAGAGCCAACACGGTCAGAGCCAAGCAAAATAAAGTCAGAGAGAATCGACATAGCGATTCTTTGGTCATAGCGTTGAATAATCTTGTCGGTATCGAACTGACGGCTTCCGCCGGATGACAATAAAACTAAATCAAAAACTTTGTGTCCTTGGTCGTCATACATTGAAGGCATGATGACGCCCTCTTGCTCATTACGCTTGATAGAGGTAACGATGTCCTTGATTGTGGTTAGGACTGTTGATTGCTCCGCGGTTGCGGTTGATGATAAGAACTCAGGTGGAACATAAGCGACCGGCAAACCTGCTAGGTCGCGCTCGACACCGATAGCCTCAATCTCTTCAATGCGGCGCTTGAAATACCAAGAGCGATAGGCGTTACGGAGAATAGAACGACCTTCCGGGTTATTCTTGTGTGAAGAAGTTCGGAACAACAAAGACTTCTCAATTGGAATCTCATAGATACCACCGCTTGATGGGTCTACTTGGACCATTCCTTGAATACCACCATCTTCATCAATCATCCAGCGGAACAAAGTTTCTTGAGCGCGAATTGGCATCTTGCGCCAACCAATACGACCGTCATTATGTTTCGACTTCTTGCGTGGGTCCTTGTTATCTCCGGACCGAACTTTGTAAACAATTTCGTGATACGAATATCCGAAAATCAACATAGATAACATCTGAGATAAAGTCGAATCCCAAGACTCGCTCATATCATGTAGGCAAGATTCTACGAAGGCGGCAACTTCTTTATCTTCCGGGCTAACGCTTCCATCTTCTGAATCATCGGAGTAAGGGTCTACACGCCATTCAAGACGAGTGATAACTTTCTCAATTGCGAAAAGCATTGACCCGATAGTTGGGTCATTATCAGACATTTCACGATAAACCTTGGCACCGCGGATACCGCGAAGGTTTACAAGGAATTCTTCAAAGACTGTACCGCCGGAACGACGCAGACCGGTAGAGCCGAACTCAGATAAATCTAATGGTAACTTCTCTGCCATCCTACCCTCTACTCTTTAGCGGCTAAACCTACGACAATTGCGAGCGCTTGCTTCTCTGTAAATCCCGCTTGTTTCAACTCCGAGAATAATTCGTGAGCCTGAATAGCGAAACCCCGTAAAGCAGACATGACCATATCGCCTTTGGGAGCGAAGTTGTCATACACCTCACGATTATAGCGTTAGGCGAATTTTGCCTTTTTATTCTCCGTCAAGGACAAATTCAAAAGAGTTCTGTCTAAGCATCGCAACATCCATCGCAAGTTTCTTAGCCAAATCTTTTGTTGCCGCATATCCGTAAGGACGCTCTTCGCTGATAGAACCTAAATCATCGAACTTCTTGAATACGACAAGGAATGGTAATTCGCTTGCGCTTTCAGTTAGATGTACTTCAACAAATTCTCCTTTATCAATCGCCATTGAAATAAATGGACGACCGTTCGGAGTGACGAGCATCTTCCCGTTTGGAAGATTCTCTGTAAAGTAATCAGTCCAAGCCATGCCATCTCCCTTCAGAGATTTTCAACCCCAATGATACTACACCGGGGTTAGAAGGGAAATGATTCAACCTCCGGAGTTTTCTGCCAATTGGGTTGGGTCCAAGGATTGACCTCGACATCGCCCTCAGCATTGCGGTCGAGAGATACAACATTGACAATATGGCGCTTCAAATCCACGCCTACATTGAACGCGGTAACTTCAATCTTGCTTCGCTTTTGACCGGTGGACTTATCCTCCCAAGAGACTTGAGCGGCGGTGCCTTGAACAATTACGCCCATGCCCTTGCGTAGCGATTCACAAACATTCTCAGCCATGCGATTCCAACACTTGACCGACCATGCTGTGACATCGGTATTTTCCCAAGTGCCATCATCTTTCTTTACAGATTTTGAACTCATGATAGTAAATGACGCAACCGCTTTTCCATTCGGTGTAAATTTCAATTCAGGGTCAGCGGCGAGATTGCCAGCGATAGTAAGTGTCGTCATGCTATGTGCCTTTCGTTAGTTATTGGTTGTCCGATTATGTTTAGTTTTTTTCTTAGCACTTCGCGTTCCTCCATTGTTGTGCCACCCCATACTCCGAGGACTTTGAAATGTAGCGCATAGGTCAGACAATCTTCGAGACAAATACATGATTTACAAACTTTCTTCGCCATCAAATTCTCCGCCGTATATCCGCCCTTGTCGTCCGGGAAAAACATCTCCGTGTCTATCCCATGGCAATTCGCTCCCTCGAACTGTGGCGGTCTCTTCATTGAATAAATCCTCTCCTACTACCAATCGATTAGGGGAAGTAGGGTCTAACTTAGCCAATACCTTGCCATTTCTCCAAACTTTTCCGCCAACAATTCCATCGTAAGCATTACTCTTAGGCTCTACTAGAGACTCACACTCATTCCAAAAAATACATGATTGGCAGTATTTCAATCCGGGTTGTGCTAAATCTAAATTCGATTGGTCGAATAACCATGGGTCAGCATCCCGGCATGGCGCAACCGCAACAAAATTGAAACTCATGTTGTATTACTCAGATTCTTTTTGTTCGACCGGAATCTGTTTATTTGTAGCCCATTCGCCAAAGCGCTCGCGAATCAAAGCATTGAGTAATTCTGTTTTTTCTTTTTCATCAATTGGTCGGTTTGTCTTTGATTCCGACATCATCATTATCCTCCCAAGTTTTTATAGCATGATGAATTAGTCCTTGATGACGCCAATCAGGATTTTGGTCGTCGGCTAAAGTCAGAGTCCAGTAATCCTTATCGCCCTCTCCCATCCATTCTGATACAAGAACCCAACCTGTACAGATTGCGGGTTCAATGAAAGCGATGCGCCCGATTTCTGCGAGCGCATCGTCAATCACGGAAGGTTTTTTATGCTCTTCGTTTTTCGCCATTTGGCGAGGCTAGTACCAAAAATTCTTAGTCCAAAAGCGCCACGCCGAGCAAGGGTCCGAATATCTACTTTGGATATAAGTGAATCCCCGGAATATCTGTTCCTCAACTGAAATCTTTGGGTCCAGTCCGAGAATCTGTGGGATACCGCCAGCATTTAGTTTCTCGCCGTTTTGGTATACCGGTTGCCGGTTGTAAGCATTGGGACGCCAATTGCTTTCCTTGGTCCATAAGGATTCAAGGCATTGCCATTGAGCATCAGATTTCCAGCCCCAACTAGGCATTAGTTCGCGGGCTAATTCTTTAGCCGCCTCGGGAGTGCGCTCAACCAAAATAGGTTTCATAATTACCGGCTCTTCAGCACGGGCTTCAGAGTCCGGTGGTATATGAAGTGGATTGAGGATTATTAGTCCGAGGATAAAGAACGCGAATGGAATAGGTTGTAACAGTTTTTCATAGAATCGCATATTCCTCCGATGGTCGGAGCAGACATCTCTTGCGCCGATGGCTTCGGCACTTCGATGGTGTCGGTATCTGACCGACCCCGCTTTTACAAGTAAGGTGTTTTGCGAACCTTGGAATTTAGGGTACATCATCAAAGTGAATGACTGTCAAGGATATGGGCGTCGGTGGCGGAGCGATTTATGGTCGCGCTAGAGAGAGGACGGACGCGCAACCGCGCTTCAACGCCACCGACTCGGGTACCCGGAAGGAATGGTACCTGACTCGCATAATCAAGAAAGGGTAAGGTGATTATGCGAACGCCCCGCGAATCTAAGAAGCGAATCGCGGAGCGTCCCTATCCAATCACCGGCGGGTCTCATGTCCTCAACGGAAGAGAGTCGATGCCGGTGACTGAATCCTTAGTCCAACCTACTTTGTCCGTAGGCTTTGATTCCGTAATCATTCAAGACTTTCGCAAACGCTCCCGCGTAAGCCTCTTTTCTAGTCACAGACTGACCGTAACCACGGACCCAAATATCGTAACCACCTTCATAACTATTGGTGCTTCCGATTCCAGCCTTCTTCAAGTAAGTAACGAAAGCGCCGCGGGCAGGAAATATCTTTACCCATGCGAATCCGCAAAGACCGTCAGCAACAAAATATGTTTGCTTCTTGAAGTCGATGTCATTGCCAAGTGGCGTAGTTGGAGTCCCGACAATCATTGGTGTAGGGACAGCGGCTTCAGCGGCGGCACAACCGGCGGCGTCAGCCTCTTTGTAAATGCGAGCGCACTCGCGCTTGCCAAGTGTTTTTTTCTCAATCACTTGAGTCATGTGTCCTCCTCTCGGACAATCCAAGTATATCAAACCTCGGTTTAGAATTCAACCTAGCCCGGAGCCTGTCGGATTCCTCAGCGAGCGCTCTTTGATGCTCGGCTCTGCGGATAGCCCGTAGCGAGCCTTCAGAGACCCTCAGAGGCTCTTTCCTGCGGACCCGGGATAAGAGACTCACTAGAACCACCGTCCGGTCTCTATTGACCCCACAATCCCAAAAGCAACTAGGACAATCGCATAGAACAGAATCGCTTCAAAGTTATCTGCCCAACGATGACCTTTAGCGGTCAATCGAACTCCTCGTTTTGTTAGATGCTCCGCAATCATGCCGTCCTCCTGTCTTTGATTGGTCGTATCAATCCAACTGCTTCCATGGAAGCATCTGCTTCGCAATCGAAACAATAGAATCTTCCCTTGATAAGTGTCAATCGATATTCCCTACCACAGTTGTAACACTTCATACAATCACCACCTCGTATTCGTTCCGTCCAGTAAACACGGCGATAATGTCTCGCTTTGAAACTTTCTTTTCAAGCACCTTGCCCTTCTTGCCGAATCGTGTCGCAAACCATTCAGCCTTCTCGCGCTTGACTGTCCACGAAATTCCATCCTCATTGAGTCCGGGTTGATAACCTCGATAAACCGTGACGGTCTCGGGTAATCCGGCATAAGCCATCTGCTCATCCCAATCCATTAGCCATTCGCGATTCGCTCTATCTGAAGAAAAGAACTCGCGCCATAAATCAAGATGCGCCCAAGCATTTTCGGTGTCGGTCCATATCGAAGCCAAAAGCGACCAATACTCGCGGTTGTTCAAGAACCCTTGAATATCTCCGAAAGCCTGTAAGCGATAAGGGCGTTCATGAAGCCACACATACGATTTATATTTTTTATTTTCCAGCGCTTCAGCAACTAATTTCTTTTTGACCTCGTATTGATAATTGGCTTGACCGCCTGAAAAGAATGGCACCTGATACACAAGTGGATGTCGCAACATCGCGAAAGAATCTTCTTCGTAATACGGAGCAAGGTCAGGATGAAGAGGCTCGTTCTGTTTAGCAATCGCCTCGGCTAGTTTTGCGTAGTCCTTCGGGTCTACTGCGAAATCCGGTTTATTCATTTCGCCGCCTTGTAAACGAATCTCTTTGGGATTGCTTTGACGCAATCAGAACCAACAGGGAAGAAACCTTGCGATTGTTTCTCGCCTTCTTCGCTATTGGCTTGTTCAATGTTCATAATCATTCCGGTCATGAACGATAAGTGGACCCAAGTACCTTTTTCCATTCCGGTTGTTTTCATGGGTCTTTCACAAACAAAACACTCGTCGTTATATTTTGTCGTGGTGTTTCCAAGTTTGCGATTTTTTTCAATCTGCTCATAACTTGGTTTTTGAATCTCGAACATCTCGACTGTCATATCGACTCCTCTCATTTACAACCCCAGTATAGCCTAAATACCGGGAAGGTACAATTACCCCAATCGTGTCCCGCGTGACCCCGAACAAAGGGCTTATCGAGTGCGGGTTTGGCGTGTCCTAATTGTCTGTCTTTTGACTTTTTGGTGGGCTTTGATACCTATGTCCGATTCGGCGAGCGC